GAGCACCAGCAGCGCTTGGAGCAGCAGCACCCGGAGCAGCAGCACCCGGAGCAGCAGCACCCGGAGCAGCAGCACCCGGAGCAGCAGCACCCGGAGCAGCAGCACCCGGAGCAGCAGCACCCGGAGCAGCAGCACCCGCATCGCCTGGAGCAGCAGCTATATTTAAAAATCCAGAAGCCTTCAAAACCCAATGGGATGAATTTCTTGCTAGTAAGCCAAATTTCAAACTAATTACTGATCCTGATTTGTTATCTGCATTAAAGAAAATGTGGATGCAATCAGGTGGAACAAGAGCAGAGAGCAAATCATCTAATAAAAAAATGATTTCTGAGTCCAAACTAATGGAAGACTCTACCTATAGAGAATTCCGTGCAGTCGGCCGTATGATTGTAGAACGCAAAATGAGTGAGAAAGAAATTCTTGACTTATTTGCAATGATTGAAAAGGGTGCAACTGCTGGCGGAAACAATCGCACAATGCTTGGAAAAGGCAAAGATACTGCAACAGCTATAGCTTCAGCTATATCCAAAGCATATAATGGTGTAGCAGATAAGATTTCTAAATCAGTAGCTATATCTGGCGTTGACGTAAAATTTGATCAACTAACTGACAAATTAGCTAAAACTGTGGGTGGACAGGAAGGTGCTGTTATGTCTGCAATCAAAAAGTACCGACAGTTTGCAAAAGAAAATCCAAGAATGCAAGGGGCAATCTATGCAATTCTAATCGCATTAACTGGATTGAGCGGTGCTGGATTAGGTGGTGCGGCCATCCTAGGTGGTATTAAAATGGCTGACAAATTATTGCTTGGTAATAAACTAAGCAGTTCATTATGGTCAGGCTTCGTTACAGGTGCCACTGCATACGGTGTTGGTCAAGCAAAAGATGCTTTCTCAACTACAGGTGGTGGTAGTGCAGGCCCAGCAGGCACTGAACCAGATTATGTGCCAGGTGGTAGTGCAGGACCAGTAGGCACTGAACCAGATTATGTGCCAGGTGGTAGTGCAGGACCAGTAGGCACTGAACCAGATTATGCTGGTAGCGGGCCACCAATGCATACGGTGCAATCAGGCGACACATTGAGTCAAATTGCTCAGACTAATAATACCAGTGTTGAAGAGTTGATGAAGTTGAATCCTAAAATAACTAATCCTGATGTTATTACGGCAGGACAACCAATCAAGTTGCCGGTACCAGGTAATACCTTGCCAACTTATGACAATGGTGTGGGCACTGCAGCAAACACTGAACAAGGAATACAATCAGGAAGATATACCGCGAATCCGAATACTAGAATGCAAACGGCTGGATATATTAATAATAAAAATAAGTTAACTAATGAAAATATCCAGTTTAAGGCCAAAAAAATTCCAATTAAGGAAATGATTGATCCACAACAAACATTGTATTTCCGTTCATTGCAGGAATCACTAGGTAATCCTGCAACTAAAAGTTATCAATTAACATATGCTGGAATAGACCTCATCTTTGAAAATATGGTGAGGTATCAAAAATACTTAGCAGAAGCACCTAGTGCTACTGCACCTAGTGCTACTGCACCTAGTGCTACTGCATCTGGTCCGGACAGAACTAACATTCCAGATGAATTAAGACCAGATATGCCTGGTGCCACTGGTACTCCAGCGAAAAAGGGTTTCTTAGGAAGAGCTTGGTCTGGTATCAAAAATGCAGGTCATCAATTTACTACTAAACTGACAGCAGAAAAACTTAAAATGAATTGGCATGTAGCTGGTAAGCCTACTGATTCTGATCAGCTAAAGAGTTTCTTGGAAAAACAAGGCGCACCAACTGATGTGATTAATGATATATATACACAACTGGGACTGCAAGCCGCTGCGGCGACGGCACAACCAGCAGCACAACCAGCAGCAGCACAACCAGCAGCACAACCAGCAGCAGCACAACCAGCAGCACAACCAGCAGCAGCACAACCAGCAGCATCAGGTGGAGCACACGCAGGTAACATCTTTGCTAACCCTCAGCAATTAGCCGCGTCATTCAAAGCATTCACTGACTCAGGTGCAACCATTCCAATGCAATTTAGAGGAGTATTAGGTGATATTCTAAAGACTGCATTGCGTACAGTTGAAAACAAACAACTCAGGATGACTGCGATCATATCAGAGAGTCGTCGTATTGAGAAAGAAATGCGTAAACTTAAACAAAGGTAGTTCATGATGTATCTATACGAAGGCGGTAACGCAATACCTGACACCAATGAGGTAAACAAAGAAGATATCGCCGGAGTAGTTGATACTGCGAAAAGAGAACTACCATCTGCATTATTGAAAAATTTACATACTGATATCGGATCTGCTGGCTATAAAGCAAAATCAGGTGACATTGATATCATGGTTGAAGCTATTGATGTTGTTGAATTGTTTAACACTACTGATGCCAAAGATCCTGTCAAAGATGCTAAGAAATTACTAGAAAAATTCTTTCAGGATAAAGGAATTCAGGCTAAAGTCAATGGTCGTAATGTTAGCATCGGCGTTAAGTATAAAGAACAAGCATCAGGTCTCAATAAATTAGCTCAGGTTGATGTTATGGTAATTCATGATGTTGGAATCGTGGCTCCATATCATCAACACGGACCTCGCGGAATGTATGCTGATCCAGAATTCAAGGGCGCACCAATGTTCATGCTCATAAACAGCATCGGTAAATTCTTAGGTCTAAAATTTGATGCCTTTGGTGCTAAGTTGATGCGTAGAGATACTGATGAAGTAGTAGCACGAACTCGTAAAGAGGTTGCAAAGGTACTATTGAATCCAAAAGCAAAAGAAGATGATCTTAATAGTGTAAAATCAATAATGAATGCACTAAAAAATGATCCTGATAGAGAAGGCAAACTTGCTCAAGCTAGACAAGATCAGGCTAAGGGACTTATATCACTTCCTGAAGATGCTCATCCTGGTACTGCAGCTTGGTTTAGAAAATTAAGCGATATAACATGAAAGTAAAAGATATCATCCGAGAAGGTGGATGGGATACCACTATTACACAAGGAACAATCATTCGTCCAGCAATTGTAAAGATTGCTTTGAATGTAGTTCAACAATTTGTTGATGATTTTAATAACTTCTTATCAGCTAAAAACTTAGGACCAGTTAAAATGGGAAGACCCACTGGCTCAAGTGCATATCATGAAAAAGATCAAGTAGAAAATCCAGATAAGATTTATGGTGATATAGATTTACAAATGATTGCTCCACCAGTTGAAGGTACTACTTACGGTCAATATACTTCATTCTGGAATAAACTCGCTGATGAATTTGTAAAACAAGAAACCCCTCACTATGTTGATCTTAATGAAAGCAAACCAGGACATCCGATCTTTCAAATAGGTGATAGTAGTTATGTTCAAGTAGATTTGATGTGGCATGAACCAAAAATGAGTGCATGGGGAGCTACTAGAGTAACACCTGAACATGGAGTCAAAGGATTACTATCTGGTAACATGTATAGCGTATTAGGTGAACTACTAGATATGAGTATTCAACATGCAGGAGTTCAATTAAAAGTTTCTGCTGGTAAACATGTACCATTCAGTAAGCATAAAGACACTCAATTGATAACCATTACTAGTAATCCTAAGCTTTTCATATATGACATATTCAAGTATGAATACAAAGATATAACGAGAAATACGATTGATAAAAAGACACCCATCAATTCTTTATTGAAACAATTTCCTGGAACTGACATTGATGATGTAAAGATCAGCAAGTTAGTAAATGGAGTTAAAGGATTGGCGTTAAGTTTTGAGATGAATGATATGTATGGCAAGGGTGATTTAGTTAATTTCAATTCACCTGATGATTTTTTGAATAGATTCTTAGAAAGATATACTGAAAAAGCAATGCTTGATATCGCTGCTAAAAAGAGAGATAAAGCTTCTACACCTGACGCTATTGCCAGAGCGGAAGATGACAAACAAAAAGTATTAAAAGGACTGGCAATGGTTACCAGTTATTTTAAATAAGAAAGAATAAACACTATGAAAATTTTAGAAGTACTTACTGAAGCAACTACTGTTGGGAGAGAATTCCAACACTTAGAAGATTTATTAATTGTTGATGGTGCCGCAGGTGGTATTGAAGCATTAGAAGAACTAGCAGATGCCTCTTCTTCACCATCAAGTTTAGTTTTCAAATGGGATGGTGGTGCTGCTGTATATTGGGGTAGAAACAATAAGGGTGAATTTGTATTTGTTCCAAAAAACCAATGGAGCAAAGACCAGATGTTGGACAAAGAAGGATTGAGCTATCAAATAAGAAGTACAGGCAAAATCAAGTCAGGACAATCACCTGAAGCTTTTGCTAAAGTACGGGCTGGAATGGCAGCAAAGTATGAGGAGTTGTGGGATCTATTTGAAGAATCTACTCCTCCACAATTTAAAGGTTATTTGACAGGTGATCTTATGTTTACTGAACCTCAGCGGGCTAACCCAAGAACTGGAGAATATGAATTCACTCCTAATAAAGTTACTTATCATGTTCGTCCCACTGGGTTAGGTGGTAAGATGGCAACTGCACAAGCATTTGTGATAGTTCATGGCAAGATTGCTAAGTTTGGGGCAGATGCTACTGGTAATTTAACACCAATGCCAGATAACATCATTGAGCAGTTCAATAAAACATCTAGGTTGATTGTATTGAATTCACAAAAACCAAAAATTAAGTTAAAAACAAATACTAAAGAATTGAATCAAGCTATCAATTTTATAAAAATTAATGCAGCAGCAATTAATGAAATCGCCGACTTCACAGCACCTAAATTCTCAAGCTTGAAATCAATTCTTTATACCTATGCGGTAGCTAGAGCAAAAACAGCAGGTGTAACTGACTTTGCCGCATGGTTGACCACTAGTAAAGTATCTGACAATCAAAAAGCAATACTGCAGAATGATGTAATGCGTAAACCAAGTTGGCAAGTATTTTGGGCTGCATTCCATCAAATTCTAAATGCTAAACACGCCGTATTAGAACAGTTGCATACTACGGGTGGAAATGACATGTATGATCGTTTAGGAATTCGTGCTAGCACTGGTGGTAAGCCTGGAGGCGAAGGGTTTGTTAAGACATTCAAGAGCGGCAAGTTAGGTAAGTTAGTGAATCCTGAATTTAGATCAGCACCTACCAACCCATTATTCTTACCCGATGCTGTTTAATTAGTGTAGAAGCATTATTTTTACAAATTAGATAAATATTCTTATACGCGAAAGCGTAAAAAACTTAAAAGGAAACTATCATGGCAATTTTTGCTCGTATTAATGGTGACGCAAATGGCGTTGTTAACCAAGATGTAAATTTAAACCCACGTACTAATGACTTAGATATCGTTATTTCTACTGGTAGCAAGCGTCCAACAATGTTTAAAATTGTTGCTGACACTGGTGTTTCATTCAATGCTGAAATGGGTTCTGGTGGAGCAGTTGAAGCTGTTCTACGTTTAATATCAACTCAAGCTACCATCATCGCTTATCAAGTGACTACTGGTAGTCAAGGCCAAATGAGCGTACTATGTGAATCAACTGGCTGGACTACAGACACAGTTTTGCGTGATGCTATTCGCTTACTAACAGTAATTGGTGCAGGTCCAATCTCTATGGCTGCATCAACTTGCGCATCAACTGGTGGTATTAAAGCAGCTTAATTCAAAATAAAATTATTTTGAAATACAAAGGGCAGATTAATTCTGCCCTTTCCCATGTTCAATAAATATTTGATGAATGATACTGGCACATGGTTTACAGGATATACACTAGTTGACATCACTAATAGTGGAGTAATTAAGCATGACCCATTATTACAAATGAAACGTAATCAACAACGAAACTGGGAAACTATTTTACAAGTAATAAGTTTGCGCGCCCAACCAATGGCAATAACAACAAATAAACCTATAGTAGTTCAAATGAAGGAACATCAGTTTGGTAGTGCGTACACGAACAAGCAATTATGCTGGAAATTTAAATTCTATATTGAACATAAAGATGCATTAGGTCCGGCAAATGAACCAGATTTATTTTTAAAAACAGATTTTGATCAGGTACCAATCATTTTTAATTTGTCAGAGACTGTTCGGGGAAATATACCAATTTTCTATACTTCCGGAGAGTTCAAAAATATATACTTTAAGATTTCCCTGTAATTTTAATAAATATTAAAACGGAAATATATTTTCGTAAAGGGGATTATTTAGAATGTCAACTGAAATTGAAAAGAAAAGTCTAGAAGCCCATGTGGAGCTTTGCGCTGAAAGATATAGTAACTTGCAAGACAAACTAGATAGTTTGGAAAATAAAGTTGAAAAACTTGAGGGTCATATTATCTTTATTAAAGATTCATTGGCTAGTAGCAATGAAAGAGGTAGTAAACAAATAATAACGATTGGAACATCAATTTTTGTTGCAATGATGACTGGTATAATTTCTTTATTAATACATTTAAATAAAATATGAAAATTGTAGAACTGTTAAATAGTGTACAACTACCCATCAATAATGAAGAAGCTGATTTATTGGCTAAATTCAATGTAGAATCCATTATAAAGAAATCACAATTGGATTTACATGAACAGCATATTGCAAATCAATTAGTGGTCAAAGGTGTATTACTTAGAAAAAACAATAATGGACAGCACGAATACCGTAAACATATCAAAGATTGAAGAGATTGTAAATAGAACAGTAATTTACTTAAAAGAATGGACCCAGAAAGAATTTTTAGAATTAGTTAATCATCCTTTACATAAAGATCAAGCACCATTAATAGTAGATATGGGGGGAAAAGGATATTTAATAGGAAATTATGCAGTTAGGCCAATGAAGGGTAATTGGTGGAATGTTTCTTATTGTTACAGTGATATAGAATATATCTTTAGTAGCAAAATAGCAGCAGTTTGTTATACGGTGTATAAACAATCTGGTAAGAAAAATCTAGCAGAGAAAATATTAAAACAAGATGCAGATGTTGGTAGGTTGATAGTTAAGACTGATCAGTATAAATATAATTATAAGCAAGCTAAAACAAAAAAGAATAACTTTGCTGCTGATGTATTTTTAAGTAGATACCACAATTATCTTACTCAACTTGAACAATCCAAGAATGATTTAGGGAAAAGTTTAAAGTTGGCTAAATACTTTAATCTTTGGGAATAACCGACTATGAACTTATCAGAAATTAACCCTGTCTCTACTGCTAAAAAAATGAATAAAATCATGGAAAGCCGATTTGGTTTCGGCATAAATTACGATACATTAACCATTCCGCAAGCAAAAAGATTGAGCAAATCTATTGCAGAGAATTTGACTAGAATCAAACATAGTTTTGGTTCACACACTGCTGAACTTAATCCAAAATATATGGAACTTCTATTAGTCCGTGAAGGACTACAAAGATGGCTAGGTGAAACTCGTCGTCTAATGGAAGGTGAGATGGGCAAGAGTGAAGCTATCTTAGCTGCAAAGGATATGGTTGATTCCATTCAAGACATGGTTGAAAAAGTTAGCAAAATGCAAGCAGAACAAATGCCAGCATTGATTGACACCATCCGTGATCAAATTGGTATGCAAGAAGCTGATCAATTTAAAAATTCAGTTGGACAACTTTTAACTGACATGGCAGCAAAACTAGGGCAGGCCAGGGAAAGTGCTGATGTTGCTGCTAGACAATTGGCTGGTGAACAAATGGGTGCTGGTGGCATGGAAATGCCAGGAGCTGAACTTGCTGCACCAGAAACTAGTGATCTGGATTCAGCAGAACCAGATACTGGAGATGCATTTGCTGCGTCAGATGCTGCAGTTGGTGGTAATGAACCATTAGGAAGAGAACAACGCTAATGCGAGTTCGTGAAATTATAGTTGAGGATGATGAAGGTGGGAAGGGTGTTGATATCAGTATCAACAATCTAGCCAATATGTTAGAAACTCTGCGTAACAGAGCCGATGACATGCATCAAATTCCAAAGATCAGGGTTGATAGTCTAATCAATATGATGCGTCATCAACCAGGATCAGAAATGTTTAATATTGATTCTCTTATAACAGCCTTTAAGGATAAAGAAGTTATAAAGAATCTAGTTAAAAATATTAAACCTGATCCTACTGGGGTCAAATATCTTTACTTAAAATCTATGTCTAATGACGAAGACTATTCATTAGATAATAGTGATACCAACACACAAGCTATTGATCCGGAAACGACAATAGATCAAATGGCAAAACGAGCGTTAAGAAAACGAGGATAAATAAAATCAACTTAATTTCACGATTAAGTTGATTTTTTACTTGTGGTGTGATATACTTGTTTGGTTATGATAACCAACAAATTTACCTATCAACCCCTAAACAGGGAAACGATTGACGGCAAACGACATTATGTTACACCGGACAATCAACGAGTATCTAGTGTAACTACTATTCTGGATGCAACCAAAACGCAAGAATCTAGAGATGCATTAAATAATTGGCGAAAACGAGTAGGTACCGAAAAAGCTCAGAATATTACAACTGAAGCTGCGGGTCGTGGAACAAGGATGCATAAATGGCTAGAAAATTATGTCAAGAATGGCATGATTGATGAACCAGGATCAAATCCATATAGTCAGCAAAGTCATGTAATGGCTAATAAAATAATTGAACATGGGTTGGTTAATATAAATGAATATTGGGGTGTAGAAATACCAGTATATTATCCTAGTTTATATGCAGGCACAACTGATTGTGTTGGTATTTGGAAAGATAAACCAGCGATCATTGACTTCAAACAAAGCAATAAAGCAAAGAAGAGAGAATGGATTGACGATTACTTTTTACAACTGTGTGCTTATATGCTAGCTCATGATGAAGTACATGCAACTAAAATTGAAGCCGGGGTTATTCTAATGTGTACTCAAGATTTTCAGTATCAAGAGTTTGTACTAGAAGGATCGGATCTTGACAAATATAAAAATATGTGGTGGGACAGAGTTGCTGAATATTACAAAAATCATCATAAATACATGATACAAAGGTAATACTATCATGTCTGTAACCCAAGTCAGTCAAATCCAAGTTCGTAGAGGTGCATTATTAGACCTAGGTCAATTATCAGCAGGAGAATTCGGCTTTGCAATTGATCGACTTCGTTTATTCATTGGTAATGGTACTATTGCTGAAGGAGCACCAATTGAAGGTATAACTGAAATATTAACCACAAGATCAGACCTATTTGAACTGTTTAACAAATATAGATTTAGAGGTCTACTAGGAGGATATGAAGTATTAACTGGTCTAAATTCACTAAATCATACTTATAGAACATTACAAAATAAACTAGATGATAATATTAACATCCGAGACTTTGGTGCTGTCGGTGACGGATTGATTGATGACCGAATCGCTATTCAACGTGCAATTGATCAAATTTACGGTAGACTATCTTCAATAACTCCTGTTATAACTAGACGAATAATTAATTTTCATCCGGGTACTTATAAAATAATTGGTGAATTGCGTATTCCTCCATATTGTGTATTACGCGGTGCAGGAAAGAATAGTGTTATTATTCAACAAGCAGATGTCACTGCATCTTGTGTCTTTAGAACTACCGATAATACAGGTGCATATGGTGCTAATATTGTGGTTGGATTATCTGATACTGCTAAATTTATAGAAATTTCAGATATTGTTTTTAGCCAATCAATAGATAATACCATTGCTATAATTGATTCATCAACTGATATAACCTTTAATAAATGTAGATTTATCGGACCAACTATTAATCCAATGACAGTTACTTCAAGTGCAGGTGTTAAAATTTCATCAGACTATTTTGATACCAGATCAATTTATTTCACTGAATGTGATTTTATTGGCACATCATCTGGGGTTGATATTTCTGACATAGAAAATACCAGTGAAATAACATTTGACAAATGTTTATTTTTTAGTTTAATGAATGGCGTGACGGTATCTACAACTCATACCGGGAATATTTCAAGCATTAAAGTAATGAATTCTCTATTCAATCAAATAGGGTCACAAGCTATATTAGCCAATGTAGATGTTCAAGGTATCACTAGTGCATTTAATACATATTCTAATGTTGGTGATATGTATCAAGGTCCTGGTTCTGCAGTTTCATCAATTATTGAATTTAATAGCGATAATAATTATTCTATTGCTGATCTATTCACTAGAACTCAAGCTGATAATTTAATTTTCCCATCAGTAGAACATAATGGATATTCAGTTATGTCTACTAATATTTCTGATGCCGTCAGATTTGGTAATTCATATCAGACTGTTGGAAAAAGTGTTATTGTTGATTCTGCTACTACTAATTATATTCCTATTCATGGTAAATTTAAACATGGTATTATAAATTATAGTGCAGAAAGAAATTTAAAGTACAGAACCGGTACAATCAAATTTGTAATTGATTCTGGTGTCAGTGAATGTCATTATCATGATTCTTTTACTGAAAATGCATCAGTGGGAGTTGATATAGATGTAATGTTTAATGCTGGTTCTCCTTTTATAGTATGTACTAGTAATAATAGCAGTGATCAGACTGTAATAACCCTTGATGTAAAATCTCTCGTAAACTCTTAACTCAACTCTCAAAAATGTGGAATCTCAAATCAAGTGATCGGCTTCACGAATGGAAGCTTTTCCGTGAAGATATTAGTGCTTTATCATTAGAAAAAGCAATAGAAAAAACAAACCATTTATGGAGTTACGCTCCATTTGTAAATTACTATATCAGTCCTGACCGAAGTCCAGATTGGCCGGACCCGTGGACATTATTACATGAAAATTACTATTGTGATATTGCAAAAAGTCTAGGAATAATGTATACTCTACATCTATGTAGACATTATGATAATGGCATTGATTCAATTGAAATGAAAATATACAAGAACCCGAAAACACACGAACCACATAATACAGTATGGATTAATGATGGTAAATATATACTTAATTTCATCTTTGATTCAGTGGTAAATAAGTCTCAGTTAGATAAAAAATTAGTACTACAGTATACCTATTCCGTAGAAGACCTCAATCTCAATTTATAAGAAAGAATTACATGTTAACAATTTATAGCAAGGACAATTGTCAGTTTTGCACTAAAGTTAAATCATTACTTCATCTCAAGGGAATAGCCTTTGAAGAAATTAGAATAGATAAAGATCCGATCGCAAAAGCATTTATAGTTGATGCTGGACATAGAACAGTCCCACAGATTTACAAAAACGGTTCTATTTTTGTTGAGGGTGGGTATAATGGTCTGGCAAAATTAGATGATAAAATATTTCAACAATTAAGGGAAGAAATCAATGCTGATTGAAAAGAGCAAATATGAATTAGGTGAAGTACTATCATTCAAAACTGTTACAGGTGATGAAATTGTTGGTACATTAGTTTCCATTGAAAATGGGCTTAATGGTAAAGGTCTTAATGGAAATGATAAAAGCTACACGCTACACAAACCATGTATTGTAATAACTAGTGCTGAAGGTATTGGATTGATACAGGCTATGTTTGGTCTTGATCCAGATTTAGAAAACTTAACTTTGCGTGATCAACATGTAATTTTTATATGTCGTACTCATGCACAAATGAAAACACACTACATAAGTGTTACTACTGCAGAATAAGGAGATTGTATGCCATACGCACCAGGCCCGGATACACTAAGTGATGTATATCATTCAGATAATGTAGTTATTAACGGTGTTAATGTTGCGTTATGGCGCAATCCACAATCATCACCTCAATTTGAAGGACCTCCTCCTCCAATTGATGAAATACCACCAACTGCATGTTGTACTAAACCAGACTCACCTCCATGTAGCGGACAACGATCTGATCCCAATATAACTGCAATGCAGGATAACCCTGATCAATTCAATAACCCAGCTTGTGCAGGTGCAGGATGTAAAACAAATTATGCAGGTACACCAAATAATACTGAAGGCGTAATTAGCACTGGGCCTCCCCCAGTTTGTGAAAGTGGTGCTTCAACTGTAGTTCCATTTTTAACTACAGTATTAGCTGAAGCAAAAAAAGGATTATGGAGAGAGACCGGACAATTTGGTGGTTCAAGTAATCCCAATATATTGTCCATGTGGAAAAATATTGGGTTAGGTTATACATCAGATCAAACAGCATGGTGTGCTGGATTTGCCAGTTTTGCTTTAAAACAAAGTGGGTTAAAATGGATACCTGAAGCAGGTGCTTCTAGACTAGCAAGCAGATGTGCTGCATATGGTGGACAAGTAGTACCTATTAGTAATATGCAACCTGGTGATTTAGTATTGTGGTCAGTGGGCCATGTTAGCTTTTGCTACACCGCTAATAATGGTGTTTATACTTTTGTTGGTGGTAATCAATCTCCTGGTAAGAATGCTACTCCCTCTGTTAGGGATCCAAAAAATGACGGTGATGTTTCTATTTCTTGGCCTGGTGGGTGGTTGCCAAGTAAAGGTGGAATACAAACAGTAATACACATTACCTGCTGATAAGTATATTATGGGACAAATTTTAACACCAACCATGACTATTGCTGCTATTGGACTTCTCAAAGGACAAGGACTAGGCATCAATGCAACATTAACTAATTCTCTAACCTCATTCGGTACTACAGGAATAAGTGGGGCTGTGAGTTCACTATTGACTAGTAGTATAAATCCAGCTATTTCAATAGCTCTACAAAGTTTACCCCCATTTCTTTCCGGTCTAACAGCTACTGCACCTACTGGATTCAGTAGTACTAGATTGGCATATGAAATTCAATCACAGGCCAATAGAATGATGAGCCGTGGTGTTGGTGGGTTTATAAGTGTATTAGGTGCGGCAGGATCATATGCTGAAACAAACTTTAATCTGCAGGGCGCAATTGCTCAGGCTAGAGGATCTAGCTTTTCTAATTTTGGATTAAGTATGCCTAACTTTGCTGCAATGCGGTCAGGTGGAATAGCTAATCAATTTTCTGCTGGTGCATTACAAGCATTATCTAAAGGAATAAACAACTTTGGGTCTATGTTTAATGTTAAAGACTTTTCAAAAATGTCTAATCCTGGATTCATTTGCCAGAATCTTATAAATCAAGGATTAGGAAGTTATGGTAATTTGTCTAATAAATTAATTGATGCTGGCATGGATTTATCTAGTTTGGAAAATGAACCTCCTGCTGAAATACAAAGAATCATGGCAAGCATAAAGGGTTCAGATTTAGATGCTATGATAACAACAACAAAATTTATACCTGCTCCAGGTGTTACATTAACCTCATTGGCTGATGTTACAAATATAAACAACTTGATGGGGTCAGCTAGTCGTGCTGCATTAGGTGGAGATGTATCATTAGACTCACTAGCAAATAAATTGGATAATATCGGTGGTGATTTTTCTTCACCCAATGGGTTATCAAAAATGATATCATCAATTAATGTCAGTTCGTATCCTGACCTTGATCAATTGACTGCTTTATTACCAGACTCAATATATGATGGTATAGATGATTTGTTAGGATCAGGTAGTGGACCTTTTGGTAATCCAACAGTTGATGATGTTCTTGGTGCAGTAACTGGTGATTCATATATTGATAACCTTTCTTTCTTGACAGATTTACAAACAGATGTGGTGGAAAGTACTGAAGTACAAGCATTAGGTATAGCTATTCTATCTGGTAGTGCAATAGCGATTGCAGCCGCAAGTGAATTAATAAATTCTTCATCTAGTACTGAATTACAAAATGCAATTGCTGCAGGGAATGAAAAATTTCAAGGTTGCTTTGATCAATTGGCAAATGAAAAAAGAAATATATCATTAGCTGGTATTAATATAGCTACCGCTCCTGTTAGTTTGCAAAATACTGCAGGGCTGGCATTTCAATTGCATAGCTTTGCTGAGGATCCAATGGGATTGGGAGTGGGTTCTCATATAGGAAAGATGGTTAGTAGTGACATATACGGTCAAGCTATTAGTGCATCTCTAGAAGAAGGTAAAAACTTGGCAAATTTAGCCAAGAGTAGTGTAAAAACTTACACAAAATTGGATCCGATCGCATTCGCATCAACTCTAGCATAGAGTACTCATTCAACAGGTAGGCTTACTTATTGCTTGACTCTATCATTGATCTATGATAGACTAAGCAGTCTGGAGTAAATTCTACCTCTAAAAATTTAAGGAGAAGAAAGTGAAACATATTGCAATAAGCAACAAAAAACAGGTGCCTGATGTAACAGCATTAATCATTTTGGTTTGTGCTATTCTAACGGCAATCGGATTATACTTATCTGCTAGTCTGTTAACTTGGGTTGTACATACAAAGTTTGATAACATAGAAAATCTTAGTCCAACTGAAGTAACTACTCAACTAAGAGAAAGACAATTAGGATGCTTAGCTAAAAATATATATTACGAAGCAGGCAGTGAACCATTTGAAGGCAAAGTGGCAGTAGCACAAGTAACTATGAATCGTGTGCGCAGCGGTGATTTCCCAGATGATCTATGCAAGGTTATCTATCAAAAGAATATTTTCTATGAGAAAATAGTTTGCCAATTTAGTTGGTATTGTGATCGTGCAGCAACAGTTAAACCAATCAATACGGCATCGTATGATGAAAGTATGATTGTAGCAAAAAAGGTTCTACTTGAGAAATTTGAATTACCTAGTCTAAAGACCGCTTTGTATTATCACGCCGACTATATAAATCCTGGTTGGAAAAAAGAAAAGATTACACAAATCGGTCATCACATTTTTTACAAATAATATATCATGCAAACTCTAATCCTCAATCAAATTAAACAATTTCCCTCTACTCTTACTCATTTTATTAAAGAACATCTTGGTAAAATTAGTGCCCATACATTAGGATGGTTTACTATTATTCTATTACATCTGTCTAGTGTGCCAACACTATTAGCAGTATTACTAGGTAAAAGTGATAAACTACCCCCAGTTGATCTTATGTTATTTGTATGGTGCGCTCTTATTGCAATGTTCTTCAAGGCATTGATTGATCGTAATAGCCTTTATACTGCGACGATTTGTTTAGGCTTCGCTGCTCAAACTGTTATCATGAGTTTGATCTTGTTTAAGTGATTATATTATATCGCTGTATATATCTTAAATACATTATCACAGGAGATTATTATGTCAAAACGAACTACAAGTGACGATATTGAATCAGCCATGAAAGATTTCTATGAAACTAAAACTCATGAAATTGAAGATACTGATTGTGGGATTCTCCTAGATATTAATGGTAATCTAAAATCATTGTTCGGGCCGGATGAAATGTTCGCTGACCCCTCTGAGTTAATGCTAAAACTATTTGAGGTTTTAGGCATAAATGACCCGGATAGGTTCCAACCATCACATACCATACATTGAGGGTGAAAAACAGGCAGATTTCTAGCCTTTGTTGTCAAAAAACAACGGAAAATCTGCCTTTTAGTTGCGAAAAAACGACTGTTTCGGTTGACAGTACCAACATACAGTGTTATAATTTCTTTATGGAAATGACGAAAAGCACTCGCAAGCGCCGCAATGATACCAACCATGCAGTCTACTGCATCACTAATACTGTTACCAACGAACAGTATGTTGGTATCACTGTGTGCGGTCGCCAAGTTGAAAAGGCCCTGAAGGTCCGTGTTCAAAAACATATCCGTCGTGCATTGACTGAGAATAAAAACTGGTCACTGTGCGAATCTATTCGTGAGTTTGGTGTAGAATCATTTACTTACGGCTTGCTGGAAGTTGTTCGTGGTAGGGCTGCTGCGCATGTTCGTGAACGGGCATTGCTGTATGAATTCATTCCTGCATTGAATTCCCACTAAGTAATAAAGGCTTGACAACCACCTGATAAGGTGATATACTGTATTCATAGTAGACAGCGGACATACACATGCAATACACATTGGTTACAAGTGCTGGGCAAGTATTTCAATTCTACATTAAAGAGTGTGCTGATTGCTATAAACTAGCATATGGCGGCGTGGTATTCACTAAACAAGTTCTTACTCAAACTGAAATTGCATAAAATGAACCATATTATTGCTGAAATTGAATCTCATCCAAGTCGGCTTGATAAAGAAGAAATTATTGAGCAGGAAGCACTAGCTGATAATCATGAATTCTTTGCTGGCCTTCGCTTGGCATTGGATTCTATGATTACATTTGGTATTAAACAAGTCCCAGAACGCTCAGGACAGGATGGACCTGGGGTTGATTGGCCTACCTTCAAGGCTGCTGCTGAAAAACTCATTAAACGTGAATCTACTGGGCATGCTGCTAGGGATATGATCATTGACCTGATGAATCAATCCACCAATGAACAATGGAATGGATGGTATCGTAGAATCCTTATTAAGGATATGCGGGCTGGATTTACTGAAGGCACTGTGAATCGTGTATGTGCTAAGAATTTTCCACAATTCAGTATCCCAGTGTTTACTTGTCAATTGGCGCATGATAGTGCCAATCATGAAACTAAGGTCGTAGGAAAGAAACTAGTTGAAGTAAAGCTAGATGGTGTTAGAGTACTAACAATTGTGTATCCTGATGGTAGAGTTAACCAATTCAGCCGAAATGGTAAAGAATTAGTAAACTTTCCACATATCAAGGAACAGTTTAAGGCTACTTGCACTGGTATTACTGAGCCTGTTGTGTTTGATGGTGAAGTAATGAGTTCTAGTTTCCAGGACTTGATGAAGCAGATACACCGAAAGAGTGATGTTACTGCTAATGATGCTGTTTTGTATGTGTTTGATCTTATCCCACTTGATAAGTTTGAGCAAGGCAAGTATGGTAAGACGCAAGAAGAACGAACTGCTAAGGTCCAAGCATGGAAAGACCTTTGGGTTGAGCAAACTCCTAATGTCGCAGTATTGGATAATGAATTGATTGATCTGGATACAGCAGAAGGTCAATTAAAGTATAAAGAAATCAATATGAAAGCTATAGCTGGGGGATATGAGGGGATTATGTTAAAGGATCCACTTGGTGTTTATGAATGCAAGCGTTCAGTTAACTGGCTAAAGCTGAAACCTTTCATTGAAGTATCATTGGAGGTAACAGATGTTGAAGAAGGTACTGGTCGTAATATCGGACGCCTGGGAGCATTTGTTTGTTCTGGTATGGATGACGGAAAAGAGATTGTTGTCAATGTCGGTAGTGGTTTTAGCGATGCTGATAGAACTGAGTTTTGGAATAATCGTAGTAGCATTACTGGTCAAATTGTTGAAGTAAGGGCTGATGCAGTAACCCAAAATCAAGACGGTACATATTCATTGCGCTTTCCACGATTCTTGCATTTCCGTGGGTTTGTAACTGGTGAAAAACTGTAATGGATCAAAATGCTATAAGAACAGCACTATACGGTGGATTGACCGCACTTATGAATGATCGTGAATACTTTTATTCAAGTGGTGTACCTGGTTCACGATATGTAGCATGGAGTGAATCAGGAAAAAGGGCATTTTCTGACTTGATTTTAGCATTGACTCCTGCTATAGTAGAAGCAGAATTCGATGAAGCAAAACACAAGTCTCAAGATATGGTATTAGACGCACTAAGGAATAATTATGATGACAAAACTTGATCTGTCCGAATGGACTACACTTGACATTACTGCAAAAAACAAGATCATTAAAGATGCTCTTGTAGAAAACCTTTGTATTGTTACCTTTACCAAAGTTGATGGTGAAGTTAGGGTTATGCCCTGTACTTTGATACCATCAATGCTACCTGAAGTGGTTGAAACTGACAAATCAGTAGTAGTCAAAGAAAAGAAACCAGACACACTTCGGGTATGGTGTACTGATATTAAAGCTTGGCGTAGTTTCAGGGTTGATAATGTTACAGAAGTTGAGTTGGTTGCTAATGAGCAAGCAGTAAGAACATCATGGGTTCTTCCATTAGAAGAAGATCCTGAAAATCCTGATGATTTGGTTCTTACTTTCCCAGAGGACCTTATGAAGTCTCAAGGATGGGAAGTTGGTGATACATTGATTTGGGATTTTGATGAAATTACCAAGCAAGCAACTCTTACCAAGAAACATGACTAAGATTGCATCAAGTCCTGATCGTTATACCTTTCAAGTAGAGGCTGCTCTTAATAGAGCGGCTAAAAACGGAGAGACTGTTCCTGAAGAATATCTTGAATTTTGGAAAACCGTTAAACAACAAGATGAAGAGAACATGGAAAATCCAGATTGGCAAAAAGATAACATGGAATATGACCTTAGGAGTACAGAATGGATTTGTACTAAGGCCAGAAGTTCTGATTCATATGCCCAAAATTTATATGCAGCGATGTGTAACAATGAATTCCAAAAATTGGATGTAATGCCTATTCTTAGTGACAAAAAATGGAGTTGCAGTTGGAGGTCTGCTGGTGGTATTATTGCAGATATGCTTGAAGTAGGCGATTACATTGATTGGTATTGTTCAGGAATCAGGGATATTTACAAACCCATAGATGATGAGCAGTTTTCACAAATGAGCAAAGAAGAGCAAGAGTCATATCTAAACTTCATTAAGTATGTTCCTGAAAGTCAGGTAACCGATGAGATTGAAGCTGATTTGAAAGCCTTAGGCTGGATAGTTTTGGATAATTAATTCTTATGACACTGATTTATGATGATTACAATGTTTGTTGGGTATGGGTTGAAAAGAACAACCATGACGATGAACTAAGTCCGCAATTTGATACACAAGAAGACGCTATGTTATGGCGCACAAGGATGATTAACATCCTTAAAGGTGCTAAAAATCAATAGGGTAAATTGTCTATTGACACAGCAAGAAAATAGAAGTATAATCAACTCACGCTACTTTCATGTAGCATTTAATTAAAGGAAATACAAATGTCATTCACTACACTAGTCACAACGCAAAACCAATTTTTAGAACAGCATCTTCGTGGTACCGGTCGTACTCTAAGTGCCCGTCAAGCGGTTTCGTTGTATGGTATTAAGAATATTCGTGCCCGTATGTCTGAAATGCGTCAAGCAGGGCTACGAGTAACTCGCACTACTAACACGGAAGGCCGTAGTACATATCGTATTAGTGAGCGTTCAGTAAGCGGTAGCCGTGCTATCGTTTTTGCTCAGTAATATCAGTATTATTTGATGATAAAAGGCTACTTAAAGTAGCCTTTTATCTTTGATTACCCGCCTGGTATTTCAATGACAGTCTCTATAGAGTCACCTACTTCTATAAAGACACTAGGTCCTACCACATCTTGAACTGTTGCTACCATATCAGTAATTATAGTTGCTGTATTACCACCAAACACTTCTGCATCAGTTCCTACTGCATCTAGTGCTATTAGTTTGCTAAAATTTATTAGTATTGTTGTTTTCGCTAAATTTGGCATTATTGTTTCTCCGGTCATAATGAGTATTTGAATAGTTGATGGGAAATTTCTTCTTTCCTTAAATCTATTTATCTAAAATTAAAATTCAGGGCATCAACCCTTCCATCATTAAAGCTAGCACAGGCAATTAATATGTGCCCTAAACCTGGATCAAGGATCACAGGGACGGAATCTGCGTGATGGCAGAGAACTCAACTACTACCCGTAAGGATGAAGATCAGATACGCCTTCGTAAAACTGATTTAGTTGTTTGAATAGGACGATATATTATAAGGCTAAAGATTGCGGCACTGTGAAAAAGATACAACCGCAAAACTGTGTGCTCTCGCTAGCATTGGTTCACATAGTTTCCGTTATAAATGAAATCTAGGATAATGGGTACCGGATAACCGCCCATGTGTTTTATTACAATTCCTTAATGCTAGTGGTGAAAGAACTCAGATGAAAACTTTCTTATTTTTTCCTGGCAACAGGAGAAATATAGGTTCCGAATCTAGATGAAGGGGTACACAAACACCCCCGCATTGTTATTGTATGAAATTGTGATGAGCGTAAGCGAAGAACGAGTGAGCAAAAGCTCACTCCCATCTATCTTCCTCATGTAAATAGATTATGTCTTTTATAAAGTGATTACCGTAATGAAAAAATATGTTGTGTCATTAATTACTGCACTAATTGTACCATTGACTTATAGTCAACCAAATTATATTGGTTCCTATGCACTATATAGCTATGAATCTAAAAGCTATCTTGTTCAACAGGATCGTAAACAAACTAAATCAATAGCTAGTATTACAAAGTTATTCACTGCAATTACTATATTGGAAAGCGGTGTTGACTTAGATGAAAAAATTAAGGTCAATGGTAAAAGCAATGGCAAAGTACCTTCTCAATCATTAATGTCTAGAAAGGATCTTCTTAGGGCAATGATTATAAGTTCTGATAATAAAGCAGCCGAATCACTAGCTAATAACCATCCAGGTGGTTTTGATAAGTTTATCATTGATGTTAATGCCTATACCGCAAATCATTCACTATATAATACTAATTTGACTGACAGCACTGGACTATTATCAACTAATACAAGTAATACATCCGACTTAATAGAGTTTTTGTATCTTATTAAAGATAATCCCATCATTAGAAGTATCGCAGCAGAAAGAGTAGCTGTATTAAATTTGGCTAAAGGGAAAAAGACTATAAAGATTAATCTACATAATACAAATCCCGATCTCTTTGTTTATGATAATATACTCATTAGTAAAACTGGTTTCACTAATGCTGCTGGTAGGTGCTTGTTAATGCTGGTGGAAAAGAATATTGAAAAATATGCTGTTGTTATTCTCGGTCAACCCAATATTAAAACTCGTAGCAAATTAGTTAATACACTATTGCATATAGAAACTGAAGCAGAACCAATTTTAAAGATTACTTCTAGTATAGAATTTTATTAATAAATAATATAATGATAAAACTAACTGATATAGCGTTGGAAAAAGTAAGATTAAATCTTAAAAAACGAGGTAGAGGTATAGGAATCAGAGTGGGAGTTAAAACAACAGGGTGCAGTGGTTTAGCCTACGTATTAGAATATCTAGATGATAATAAGTTTGATCCTAGCTGTGATGTAGGTGTATATCCGGACTTTGTTATAAAAATATCAAATAAAGATAGAATTTATTTTAAAAATGTTACCCTAGATTGGGTTAAAAAGGGATTGAATGAAGGATTTGAATTCATTAATCCAAATGAAATCGCCCGTTGTGGGTGCGGAGAAAGTTTTAAAATATGAGTTGGTCTGAACTTGATTTAGGATTGTTAATAAAACAACAACTAGTTGATCTTAATGAATCTATCCGGCATCTGGCTTTACGCGGTGTTACTTGTGAATTAAAACTAACTAATACAATGCAAGGCGATGATCATATACAACACGCATATTCATCTATAGAAATTGAATCTTTTCGTAAAGTATCTGCGGGACGAAAAGAGTCATAATATATGAGGCCCTGGTCTAGATCAGATACACAAGACTGGATATCTCAGGTTGAGTGTAGACTAGACGATATAACATACTATATAAAACAAACTCTTGCATGGTGTGCAGATAATGATGTTGAGGAACAACAAGATATTTTCACTTGTTGTTTCATAACTGTAATTTGGGTCAGCAATATGCGTGAAGAACCCATTACTTATAAAGAACTGTTGGAAATATTAGGATTCCCAGATCAAGGATTCTCTCACGATAAATTATACGACTTAGGTCCTCAATTTAAAAATCTAGATCATGAGGAAATCTTACGACTAATTGCAGGAAGATTTGACAATTATTAACCGTTATGCTATACTATAGCATAAAGGAATTTTCAAATGCAAACTGATCAATTACAAAATTACATCACAAATCAAAATAACATATTTGGGTGGTTCTATGGCCCAGATATGCAACTGTTTATTACATTAAGTGATATTCAAAAAATTGCTAACTTCAACGGACCTGTATGCGAAATCGGCGTATGTCATGGAAAATCATTAGCTCTATTAACTATTCTTCGCGGTAAATATGAATCTATAGGTATAGACCTCTTTGATAGTGATCTTCTACCAAATACTAATAATACGATTGAATCATTTTGTGGGTCATCCTCCGCCGCTACACTAATTAAAGGTGATACTCAATTAATGGACATGTCTCAGGTAAATAGCATTACTTCATCTAAATTGAGAATTCTTCATATTGACGGTGGACATGAACACCATGAAGTACTTAATGACTTAACTAAATTTTCAGGTCTAGTTGATAAAACAGGAATCATAATTCTTGATGATATTAATGATCCTGTTTACCCTGGTGTAAATTCAGCTATGGCAGAATTCTTGCAATGCGGTGAGAATAAAGATTGGACTACTTTTGTTATTGGTCATAATAAGATTTATTTGTGTAACCCTGCTCTACGAAAATATTATCAATCACGCTTACTAAATCTGAGTATATATCAAACAAGACTTCGGTTAACAAAACTGTGGTCTACTCCCACTCTTATGATAAATGTAGAGCGTAGTAATCACTCTCTTGAAGAATGTCTTGCAGGAATTTGAAAAAATATTGTTGTTTTTGTACAACTTTCTTGAAAAAGCGGTTGACAAAGGACTAAATACTATATATAATAAAGGTCATAGAGATAGAGAAATCTATCTCTTTTTAAGAAAAGCAAAAAATGAATTGTACACGATTTAATCAGATTAGTAAGTTGTCAAGTTGGACAGGCACCATGCCTTCCTCTTTACTCCATGCTGTCCAGAATGATCGTGCCAATTCACCAGCAGAGTATGATAAGGGGTCCAGGAGACCGTAGTGTAACAACACTCAACTTCCAAGGACCCCAGAATTAAAAACTCTGGGGTTTTTGCTTGTGGGAAAGGTAAGAAGTGTGAAGTATTCAGGAAACGAGGTCCTGATCCTGCACTTAAAACATGGGATGAACGGGCGGGTCAAGGGCATAAAATCTGTGGCGGTAACACAGAAAGTAAGAACTTGATGGTAAAGCACATTGCTATCTAGTGTGCTTTACCATACACATTTTGTAAAAAGTGTGTGCAATTGTTGTAAAAATACAACTTGACTGAAGCATAGAACGGTGATACAATGTATGCATACAGTGAGAAGAGCAAGTTACTTCTTACATGTTCTTTAACAATTCATGAAAATATGATCGTGAGGTCATATTGAAGCTCTGGTGTAAATGGGCACATCCCCCAAGTACTAGTCTTGGAAAAACGGGGAAAGAATACGCGGCTCCAAAAGCAGATGCGAGTGAGTTTCAATATGATCTTACACAATGGGTTTGTAACTTAAAAGTAAAGTATCGGACTTTTAATCCGACTAAGAAGGAGCGTTACCTTCCAGACCTACCATATAGAAATGCA